CCTGTAACTCCACCACCACCAACTCCACCACCTGTAACTCCACCACCACCAACTCCACCACCTGTAACTCCACCACCTGCAACTCCACCACCACCTCCACCAACCTGCGATTGTGTCTTTAGTGATGGAGGAGATACATATTACTACTACAATAATTGTCAGAACCCTTGCTAGTAAGGCACATGATATAATAAAGATTGAATTTAAAAAAGGAGAATAAAATGGATGTAAATCAACTTGAACGCATTTTAGTAAGATTGTCTGTAGATGGAGAACTTGCTCAAGAATTACAACTAATTGTTAATGGCTATGATCCACACCCTTTGGGAGTTGCTCTTAAAAATGGCATGACTAGTCATATTCATTACAATGATATTTATAATATTCCAGTCAAAGGAATGATTTATGAAGATGAAATTTTTATTGATGGACCAAACGGAGAAACTTTTAGAACACATTATCCAGCAAGAGATCTAGATTATGATCTTTTTATTTTTTTAAAAGATAATGAGGTTTTAGATTTTTGGCTTGCTCCATCACAGCATCCACTTTATAAAGAAACTGTACCAATTTTAAAAAGCAATCCTACTTTTGAAATAGTTGAGTAATATTTCATGGAGTATAAAAATGCCTGGGAAGAATATAAGGCAAAAAATAATGTAACTCCCCTTGACTTACTTAATAAAAATAACTATATAGAAAAAATAGAATCAGACAAAAGAATGGATATTTGTTTAGGTTGCGAACATTTAATTAAGTTAACACATCAATGTAAAAAATGTGGCTGTTTTATGAATTTAAAAACTAAACTTAAAGATGCAAGGTGTCCGATTGAAAAGTGGTAAAATTTATGTTTCTATAGCATCTTATAGAGATCCATATTTACAAAGTACAATTGATTCATTATTTTGTGAAGCAGATAATCCAGAAAATATAACTGTTGGATGCTTTATTCATGCTTTAGAAAATGAATTTGAAACTTTAAAATTAAAAAGAACATATGATGAAAAAGTTAAATATGAAATTGAAACTCCTGGACAAATTTTTAGTGTTACAGCATGCAGGAATCGTTGTTTAAAATGGCTTGATGATAGTTATGAGTATGTACTTCAAATAGATTCACATTCAAGGTTCGATCAAGGTTGGGATACAACATTAATAAATATTATAAAATCAATAGATGATAAAAAATCAATATTAAGTGGAGCACTGCCCACTTTTGATATTTTTGAAGATGGCACAGAAGAAAAAAAAGAACAAACTGATCCAATTTCTTTTATAATGCACAGCGAAATAACAAAACAAGCATTACTTCATACATATGACTTACCTGGAAAACCAATTATTTTAGAACCAATAGAAGGGAAAAAATATGCCAGAGATTGGTATATGACAGGACATTTTATTTTTGCTCATACAGAATATTTTAAAACTATTCCACAACCAGAATGGGTTTTATTTTGGGGGGAAGAGGTATTGAATGGATTAAGAACATTTACCGCAGGATGGAATGTATACATACCAATAGACATACCCATTTATCATTTATATTCTGATCGAATAAAAAGGCCAAGGCTTGTAGACGATTTTCCAGAAAAATATTTTATTCAAAGAGATTATACAACTAATAGAATTATTGACATACTAATAGGAAAAGATATTAAAGATGGTGATATTTTTTATGAAAGAAGCATGAGCGATTTTTATATACACGTTGGATATAATCTTGGAGAATTTTTTGATTTTTGGAGAAAGTGGAGAAAGGAATTATTTGATGTTGGAAGAAATGTTTAACGCAAAAACAATTGAAAACTTTTTATCAATAAAAGATTTAGACATAATTTTAAATTATGCAAAATCAACAGAGAGTTGGGAAGGTAGCGATTTTTGGAAAGATCGTATTTTGTCCATACAAAAAATTAATAATGAAAATAAAGAGGTTTCGCTACTTCTTTTCAACTTATTAATGAAACAAAAAGAATATATATCAAATAGTTATAATTTAAATACCATGATATATTCTGACGCATTTGTTTTAGTCAAATGGCTTCCAGGACAAGAACAGTCTCCACATTCAGATAATATGATAGATACTCCCGATCATATAAATCATAAACATAGAGAGTATGGGTCTATAGTTTACTTAAATAATGATTTTTTTGGAGGAGAAACCTTTTACCCACAACACAATGTTAGTATAGTTCCAAAATCAAGAATGCTTGCAGTACATCCTGCAGATGATAATCACATGCATGGTGTTTCTAAAATAGAAAATGGAATTAGATATACAGTCGCTTCTTTTTGGACATTTGATAAAGAAAAATCTAATGAATGTCTTACATTTTAATCAGGATATCTTGCTAACCACTCTTTAGTCTTCCAAGTAATGCCCTTCCAGGCTGACCAGTCCTTACCACCATCACTCATATGATAAGCGATCTCTGCATTCTTAACGGGATCGAATAGATCTTCGTTAGACTCTAGATTAAATTTATCCCGTCGATCTTGACCCATTGATCCTAGCATATTGATTTGAAATAGGCCATAGGAATTATCTCCAGTATTTCTGTTGGGATTCCAAGAATTAGGAGTACCCATAGATTCTTTCATTACCGTTGCCCAAGCAACTTTTAGTGCATATCCTTCAAAACCTACAGACTTTAATATTTTAATTAGTTCATCTTTTTCAAGAGGGGTTCCATATTTGTATTTTTTACTAGGCTTATTATTTTTTTCTTCAGAAACTAAAAAAACCGCCTCAGCGGTTTGGGCCTCACTTTTTGTTATCTTAGTACTCAAATTGTTTTCAGCATTAGCAGAAGAATTAGCAAAAAATGCTACCGCTGCTACTCCTGAAATTACAATCATTGCCGATTTATTCATGATTGCCTCCTTTAAGCAAAAACACCATAAGTTATGGTGTTACTCACTAGTATATCATGAATTTGGACATTGAGTCAACTTAAACTTAATGTGATATAATTTCTTTATGGCTAAATACCGCAATCCAGACGAATCAGAGATGGATGTAAAGGCTCCGTCTACTTATAATGTTGGCAATAAGCCACCGTTGGTCAACTGGACCGTTGTAATTGGAGACTCTGCTGCTTTTAGAATATATGTTCAAGATGATGCGGGAGATCCAGTTGTAGTTGATAATTGGGACATTAAATCTGATTTTAGAAGGTATTCAGATAACATTGGAGATGATCTAATATTTACTTTGTATCCAGTGCAATCATTAACCGATGGAGATGGAGAGTTTACAGTTTCTTTAACTCCTGCTCAATCTAAACAATTAAGAACAGGTGATGTTTTTGATGTTCAACTTTCTGATCCTAGCAGAGTTTGGACGGTATGTCAAGGAGAAATGATTATGCTAGGTGAAGTTACAGATCAATCATAATGTCTAAAACAACTCTTATTGATATTAAACCAAAAGCAAAAATACTTCCATTAAAAGATTTTAAATCTTCAAAAATAAAAACAATTGATTATTCTAAAAAAGTATTAATAAATGAAATTCTTCCATTCAGAGTAAGGATAACTAATATTGGTATTGAGGGTATAGATCCTTTGAATCCCCCAGCAATTCCTATGCAAATAATTGGATATTCAAACTATATCTTGTAATAAATCTATGTTATAATATCTTTATGGCCCGTCTATCACTAGCAAATTTAAAGTTAAGATTTCAAACAGGAGATCGTCCTTCACAGACTGATTATGAAGATTTTATTGACACATCAAGCGCTCAAGCAACTGATTTAGGCACCACTGGAAACAATGAGTCAACAATCAACGGCATTGAAAGTGCTACAGTAATTGATAATTTTGATGCAACAGAATGGAGATCTGTTAAGTATTCGGTCTCTATTAAAAAGACTTCTGGTGGCGCAAATAAATACTACGCAACAGAAATGGTTGTTCTTGTTGACGGTACCGATGTATCTGTCACTGAGTATGGCCTTATTGACAATGATGGGAATATTGGCACCATTAGCGTCTCCCGTGCTGGAAATACAGTATCCTTAACGGTTACTCCAGTCATCGGTATAACCCCAATCACTGTACGTTATTCACGTACAGGATTAAAGGCATAAGAAAAAGGAGATAAAAAATGGCAACAGTAGATAAAGATTTTAAAATAAAAAATGGTTTAATTGTTGAAGGTGCATCAGCAACTGTTAATGGTAAGAATGTTATCACAGCAGGAGTTGTAGATGCTAAAGGTGATTTAATCGTTGGTAGCGCAGATGATGCAGTAGCAAGACTTGGCGTTGGAACCAACGGACAGGTCCTCACTGCAGCGTCAGGTGCAACTTATGGAGTTCAGTGGTCAGATCCAGCAGCAGTTGGAGTATTTACAGAAAGCATTGTATTCGAAGGTGCAACAGCAGATGCCTATGAGACAACACTTGCAGTAACTGATCCAACAGCAGATCGCACAATTACACTTCCAAACGCTTCTGGTACAGTAGCATTAACTTCAGATGTTTCAGCACATGCAGACTTGACAGAAGCACATGGAGCAACTGGGGCAGTAGTTGGAACAACAAACACTCAAACACTTACAAACAAAACTTTAACATCACCAAAGATTAATGAAAATGTTGCACTTACAGCCACCGCTACAGAACTTAACACACTTGATGGAATTACAGCGTCTACCGCTGAACTTAACATCCTTAATGGTGTTACTTCTACAGCAGCAGAACTCAACATTCTTGATGGAGCAACACTTACTACAACAGAACTTAACTATGTAGATGGCGTTACATCAGCAATTCAAACACAGTTAAATGCTAAGTTTGATTCAGCAAATGCGTCAACAACAAATATTTCAGAAGGCTCAAACCTTTACTTTACCGATGAAAGAGCACAAGATGCTATTGGTAATAATGTTGGTACTGGTCTTTCATATAATGACTCAACAGGTGCTATCTCTGTAAATACATCAACAATTCAAGCAAGAGTTGCAGACGTTTCAGACACAGAGATTGGATATCTAAATGGTGTTACATCAGCAATCCAAACTCAAATTGACGGCAAGCAAGCAATTGTTGCGAATGTGTCAGACACAGAGATTGGATACCTTGATGGAGTAACTTCAGGAATCCAAACACAACTTAATGCAAAACTAGCACTCGCTGGCGGAACAATGACTGGCGCAATTGCAATGGGCACAAACAAGATCACTGGTCTTGGAGCACCAACAGATTCAGGAGATGCTGCTACAAAGGCTTACGTAGATGCAGTTACTGAAGGACTTCATGTTCATCCATCAGCACGAGCAGCAGTTCTTACAAATATTGCAATTGCTACCGCTCTTGAAAATGGAGACACTGCTGGTGGAGTAACACTTGCAACAGGAGATCGTATTCTCCTTAATGGTCAGACAAATGGTGCAGAAAACGGTATTTACGTAGTTCAGGCTTCAGGTCAAGCACTTCGTGCAACAGACTTTGATACTGCAACAGAAGTAGATAGTGGAGACTTTATCTTCGTAAGTGCTGGTACCTATGCTAATACAGGATGGGTGCAAACACTTAAGCCAGCAACAATTGGAACAGATCCAATATCATTTACACAGTTCTCAGGTGCTGGTACATTTACTGCAGGTAATGGATTAACACTAACTGGTACAGTATTTAGTATTGATACAGCAATTACACAAACTCGTGTTGCAGATGTATCTGATACAGAGATTGGCTACTTAAATGGTGTTACTTCAGCAATTCAAACACAGATTAATGCTAAGGCACCAACTGCTGATCCTACATTTACTGGAACAGTAACAGTTCCAAATGGTTCAAGTTTAGGAACACCAACAAGTTTAACACTTACAAATGCTACTGGTCTTCCAGTATCAACTGGTATTTCTGGTCTTGGAACTGATGTTGCAACATTCTTGGGAACTCCTTCCTCAGCAAACCTTCGCTCTGCTGTTACTGATGAAACAGGAACTGGTGCTCTAGTATTTGCTAATACACCAACTCTTGTTACTCCAGTACTCGGAGCAGCATCAGGTACTAGCATTGATCTTACTTCTCATATAACATTTGCAGATACTCTCATTGGATCTGCTACAGCAACTGCTGGTACTTCAGCAACAACAATTGATACATTCTCAGCAACAACATATTCTGCTGCTAAATATTTTGTCCAAATGAAAAAGGATAATGATATTGAAGTAATTGAGATGCTTGTTGCAGTAGATGGAAACAATAACGTTTATGTTACCGAATATGGTAATGTTGTAAGCAACGTAGAACTTGGAACAACAAATGCTGTTTATAGCGGTGGAAATGTTCTTCTTCAAGTAACTGCTGCTGCTGCAGGAACAAGCGTTAAGGTTTCAAAGACATACATCGAAGCATAATAAATAAAAGTAGGGGGATAAATGGCAACAGTAGATAAAGACTTTAAGGTAAAGAATGGCTTAAACGTAGCCACAACAGGTACCTTTGGTGGAGTAGTTACAGTTGCCACCCCGACTCAAAATGCACACGCAACAACTAAGTTATATGTTGATACCGCTATTAGTGGAATTGTTTCAAACGTTCTTCCAACGGAATCAACTGCTCCAGTTTCACCAGTAGATGGTCAAGTATACTTTGATACAGTCACAAGACATCTTTCAATATATTCAACGGATGCTGCAGACTGGATCATGATTGCTACTTTTGATGATACTGCAAACTTGAGACAACATATTCATGATACTGCAATTGATGGAACGGGACTTATTACTACCGTTTTTCAAGATGCAGGAGCATATGATGATGTATTCTCTTCAACACAAATTGCAGGGTTTTATGACACAGTAGAGTGGTTAACTAGTTATGATGGCGGAAATCCGTTAGATAACTTTAATTAATCATATGTTATAATAAATAAAGAATAAAATCTAGGGGGATTTAATTATGGCAACAAGAATGCAACAGAGACGAGGCACTGCAGCCCAATGGATATCAACAAATAGTGGCAATGGTCCAATTCTTGCAGCGGGAGAAATCGGTTATGAGTCAGATACCAATAAGTTTAAAATTGGTGATGGCACAAACCACTGGATCAACCTTGATTACTTTATGGATGCAGACAGCACAACAAACCCCCAATTTGGCTCAAACATTAAATTTGAAGGTGCTACAGCAAATGCTTTTGAAACCACCCTAGCAGTAGTAGACCCTACAGCAGATCGGACCATCACTCTTCCAGATTCTACTGGTACAGTTGTTCTTGCAGATGGCAGCGGTAACGTAACAGTTTCTGGTAATTTAACAGTTCAAGGAACAACAACAACTATTGATAGTTCTACAATTGCAGTTACAAATTCGTTTGTATTTGAAGGTTCTACTGCTAATGACTATGAAACAACTCTTACAGTTACAGAACCCACAGCAGATCGTACTCTTACACTTCAAGACGCAACTGGAACAATAGCACTTACTGCAGATGTTGTAACTCACGCAAACCTTACACTAGCACACGGTGCATCTGGTGCGGTAGTTGGTACAACAAACGAACAAACTCTTACAAATAAAACACTTACAAGTCCAATAATTAATATGCCAACAGTTAGTGGTCTTGTCCTTAATGACTCAAGCATTATGTTTGAAGGCTCTACAGCAGATGATTTTGAAACTGCTTTAGCAGTAGTAAACCCCACAGCAGACCGTGTTATTACTCTTCCAGATGCAACAGGAACAGTAATTACAACAGGAAATGCTAGTGATTTAATTTTTAATACTAATATTGTTTTTGAAGGTGCTACAGCAAATGATTTTGAAACCACATTAGCAGTAACAGATCCTACAGCAGATCGTACGATTGCTCTTCCAGATGCATCTGGCACAGTAGCACTTACTGCAGATATTGCTACACATGAGTCAGACACAACAACCGTTCACGGTATTGCAGATACAGCAGATCTTGTAACAAAATCAGGCACACAAACCCTAGGAGGAGCAAAGACATTTACTGGAGATACTGTTCTTCCTGTAAATACCTCAATTGGAACCGTAACCTCTACTGAAATTGGGTATCTTGATGGAGTAACTTCTGCTATTCAAACTCAAATTGATGCAAAAGCACCATTAGCCTCTCCTACATTTACAGGCACAGTAACTCTTCCCGCTAATACAATTTCACAGTCTATGATGGCAGATGACTCAGTTGGTACAAATGAAATTGGTGGATTAGCAGTTACAGAAGCAAAGATTGCAGATGGAGCAGTAACTTCAGTAAAGATTGCAAATGGAACAATTGTTGATGGAGATATTAATGCATCAGCAGCAATTGCACAGTCTAAAGTTGCAGATTTAACTACAGATCTTGCTGCAAAACTAGCACTTGCTGGTGGAACAATGACTGGAGCCCTAACACTTTCAGGTGCACCTACATCTAACTTACACGCAGCAACAAAAGCATATGTAGATGGATTAGCAGCAGGAATTAACTTCCATCAACCAGTAGTTGCAGCAACAACAGGAAATCTTGCAGGTACATATAATAATGGAACAAGTGGAGTTGGAGCAACATTAACAAAAGCATCAAATGGTGCAATTGGTACAATTGATGGTGCAACTGTTGCTGCTGGAGATAGAATTCTTCTTCGTGCACAAACAGATACAACAGAAAACGGTATTTATACAATTACTGCAGTTGGAAGCGTGTCAGTTCCTTGGCAGATTACTCGTGCAACAGATGCCGATAATAATCCTTCTGGAGAACTTGCAACTGGAGACTTTACCTTTGTAACTGGTGGATCTACAAACATTGCAAAAGGATTTATTCTTAGCACAACAGGAACAATTACAATTGGTACAACTGCTGTAACCTATACACAATTTAATGCTTCAGAAGCAGTTACTGCAGGAACAAATATTTCTAAGGTTGGATCAACTATTGCAGTTATTGATGCACCAACATTCTCAGGACTAGTTACTGCATCAGCAACTGGTGTAGCATTTTCTGACGGTACACAAACTAAAGAAGGTGTACCATCAAGAACAGCAATTAGTACAATAACAGATACATACAACTTATCTACTGGTGGAGTAGCACTAAGAGATAGTTTAGTGGAATGTAACAAAGCAACTGGCTTTACTATCACAATCCCACTAAATTCTACAACTCCATTCCCAGTAGGAACATCTATTGATTTTCTTCAAATTGGGGCTGGACAGGTTACATTTGATAAAGCAGTAGGAGTAACATTGAATGCCACTCCAGGCTTTAAACTACGTTCTCAATGGTCTTCTGCAACTTTATTTAAACGAGCAACAGACAGTTGGGTATTAATGGGAGATTTGTCAGCATAATATTTTGATATAATAGAAAAGAAAAAGGAGTAACAAGATGGCAACTAGAGGTAAAGGAATTAAAGCATCCGCACAGGATAACTTTCTTGCTCCAAATGCACCAACAATAGGAACAGCAACAGATGTTGGAACTGCACGTGCATATAATAATGGTGCTGCAACTGTTACCTTTACTCCAGCAACTTCAGGAAATGCTTCTGTAGTAACTGGATATACTGCTACATCATCTCCAGGATCTTTTACTGGAACATCAACAACCTCCCCAATTACAGTTACTGGACTTCAATCAAACACAGCATATACATTTACGGTAGTAGCAAATAGTCCTTATGGATCATCTTCTGCATCAAGTGCAACCGCTTCTATGACTGCAACAACAGTTCCTCAAGCACCAACAATTGGAACTACTACAACAACTGGGGATCCAGCACAAGATACAGTTAACTGGACAATTAATGCTACTGGTGGGAAGGCAATTACTGGTCATACAGTCGTTTCTTCTGATGGACCAACATATGCTGTTGGAGCAGCAGTTACATCAAGAGTAGTTGCAGAAACTGCGGGTACATCACAATATTATTATGTATATGCAACAAATGATAATGGAAACTCAGCAAACTCATCAAACTCTAATACAGTAACAACACCTTCTCCCTTCTCTGCCTTTGGCGCTTTCGGTGCCTTCGGTGCTTTTGCTGCTTTCGGTGCCTTCGGTGCTTTTGCTGCTTTCGGTGCCTTCGGTGCTTTTGTTGCCTTTGGTGCATTTGGTGCTTTCTCTGCTTTCGGTGCTTTCTCTGCTCACAGTTGGGGAGATTCAATTGCAATTCAAACAAAAGTATTAACGCCAACAGGTACTAAGTTTATTGAAGATTTAGTTGTTGGAGATGTTTTATATGCAATGGATTTAGGTGGAGATACAACAACAAATTGGACAGAGTGGACATCCTCTGACATAGATTTAACAAATGATCGTGTTGTCGAAACAACTGTTATGTCTATAATTCCAGGAAATGCTGATAATTTTATTTCTATTAACGGAACATTGTATACACCTGCACACTATGTTCTAGTTAAAAAAGATGGAGTTACAAAATTTTTAAAAACACCAGAAATAGATACTACCTATGAAGTTTATCATTATGCAGAAGAAACATGGATGCCTATTACAGCAATTGAAAATGTAGGAGTTAATATGGACAAAATATCTATTAACTGTGAACCATATGATAACTTCTTTACTGAAAATATGCTTGTTTTTGACCGACCAGATTAATGCTATAATTTATAAATGGAAGAAAGCAAAAAAATATCATTTAATTACCTATATCCAAAAATGATTGATGTTTTTCCTGCACCAATACCAATGTCAAAAAATATTCCGCAATGGTATAAAGATCAACCCAGTTATATTGTACAAGAAAATCAACCTGTTGATGGAGTAACAATAAAAGGTTGTCAAGCAATTTTTGATATGATTACTACTGGATATTTATTGTTATGTCCAGTAGACATAGAGATTGATACAACTGAAAATAATAAAATTTTTAAGATATCAGAAGAATACAAAAACTTAAGGCCTCCCCTTATTGGTGATCATGACATGAAACAAATATCTCATTATCCATTTAATAATAATTTTTTTACAGACTATTTGTTTAGAGTTAAGATGGCTTGGGTAGTAGGAACAGAAAAAGGATATAGTTGTTTATTTATGGAGCCACAACACCAAGATTATATTCCGCTGCATGCAGTTTCTGCAATTATTGATACAGACACTCTTCTATCAGATGGTTTGTTTTCATTTTTTGTAGATAAAGGATTTAAGGGAACAATTAAAAAAGGAACTCCATTAGTTCAAGTATTTCCATTTAAAAGAGATGATTGGGTTGCAGATTTTAATAAAAATTTTGATTTTAATATTATAGTTGAACAAAGAAAAAAAATTAGAAGTTTATTTATTGGTGGATATAAAAAATTTTATTGGCATAAAAAAAGTTATAAATAGTTTCTTTAAAGTAAAATCTCTACCTATTCTAAACATTAAGAGTTTACAAAAACTAAAAACTCTGCTACAATTAGTTATCGTTTAAAATTTATTTAATTAGGAGATTTATTATGTCTGAAGTATTTTCTTTTCGCTTTTCTGATGATTTTGTAAACAAATATATTGAAATTGAGCCACCATTTGGGTTCAAAGATGCAGGTGGAAACTCATTAGGAGAGATTACATTTGTTCGCACATACTCTCGTGTCAAAGATGATGGAACTAAGGAAAGATGGTATGAGGTTTGTAAAAGAGTAATCGAGGGTATGTACTCAGTACAGAAGAATCATGCAAAAGAAAACAGACTGCCTTGGAATGACTATAAAGCACAAAAATCAGCACAAGAAGCATATGATCGTATGTTTAATCTCAAATGGACTCCACCAGGAAGAGGTCTTTGGGCTTTTGGAACTCCAATGACAATGGAAAAGAAAAACTCTGCTTCTCTTCAAAACTGTGCAATGGTTTCAACCAGAGACATTGATCGCAATGATCCTGGATCTTTGTTTGCGTGGGTAATGGACGCATTAATGCTTGGAATTGGGGTTGGTTTTGACACGGTAGGTCAAGAAAAAGATCTATCTATTTATGCACCAACAGAGCCAGCATCTGTATATGATATTCCAGATACTCGTGAAGGTTGGGTAGAATCCGTTAGACTTTTACTCAATTCATTCTTAAGAGCAAATCAACCAATTCAAGAATTTAACTATGATTTGATCCGTCCTCTAGGAGCCCCAATTAAGGGCTTTGGTGGGGTTGCAAGCGGTCCAAAACCATTAATAGATCTACATACAATGATCCGTAAAGTAATTGGTTCTAGAGCAGGAGAGAAGTTAGACTCTAGAGCAATTGTAGATATTGTAAACCTTATTGGAACATGTGTTGTTTCTGGAAATGTTCGCAGATCTGCAACCCTTGCTCTTGGAAATCCAAACGATAAAGACTTTATTAATCTTAAAAACTCAGAAGTATTTCCAGATCGCAACTCATTTGATTCAGAAAGTCCAGGATGGGCATGGATGAGCAATAACTCTATTGCTGCTGAAGTTGGAACTCATTACGAAGATTATGTAGATTTAATTGCAGATAATGGAGAGCCTGGTTTTATTTGGCTTGATGTTGCAAGAAATTATGGAAGACTAGCAGATCCAGCAGATGGAAAAGATTATCGTGTTATGGGATTCAATCCATGTGCAGAACAACCATTAGAATCTTATGAACTTTGTACGCTTGTTGAAGTTCATTTAAATCGTCACACAGATAAAGAAGATTTTATGCGTACCTTAAAATTTGCATATCTTTATGGAAAAACTGTAACATTGCTTCCAACACATTGGCAAATTACAAACGGTATTATGCAAAGAAACCGCAGAATTGGAACATCCCTAACTGGAATTGCATCTTTTACTGATATCAATGGAATGCCAACAACAAGAGAGTGGATGGACGAAGGATATAATAAAATTCGCCATTATGATAAGCAATATTCAGAATGGCTATGTGTTCGTGAATCAATTCGTGTAACTACCGTAAAACCTTCAGGATCTGTCTCATTACTTTCTGGAGCATCTCCAGGAGTTCATTGGTCTGTTGGTGGAGAATATTTCTTACGTGCAATTCGTTTTGGAAATACAGACCCAATGTTGCACTTATTTAAAGCAGCAGGGTATAAAATTGAAGATGATTTAGTATCAGCAAATACTAGTGTAGTATACTTCCCAGTGTCTTCAGGACACCCAAGATCAGAGAAGGATGTAAGTCTTTTTGAAAAGATTGGTCTTGCTGCAACGACACAAAAGTATTGGTCAGATAATGGAGTCTCTGTAACTTTATCTTTTGACAAAGAAACAGAAACAAAGCATATTGCTCCAGCACTTCATATGTATGAAGGTCAGTTAAAAGCAGTTTCATTCCTTCCAATGGGAAATCATACTTATCCACAACAGCCATACACACAAATTACTAAAGAAGAGTATGATGTTTATGTTGGCAAGATTGCTCACATTAACTTTGATGCAATTTATGACGGTATTGAGAATCTTGATTCCGTTGGAGAAATGTACTGCACTACAGATTATTGTGAAATTAAGGTAGAGACTGGTAACTAAAATTAAGCCTTAGTGTGGTAAAATAGATTAATAATGACTTCATCAAATCTATATGCCGAAAAAATTTTTGCTAATCATCCATTAGCCATCTGGCCATTAGATGATAGTGCTGATTATATCTCTTTAATTACAGAAGCAGAAAGAGATATAAACACCTGGACAAAAACAAATGGAACAGTAATTACTGGATCTGCTCCAATTTATAATACAGAAACACAAATAGACCCATTTCCAAATAGTTATAGAAAAATATTTAGATCAACACTTCCTGCTGGATCAAATGTTACATCTTATATAAAAAGCCCCAATTTAATAAATTTTAAAGACTTAAACTCTTCACTTCAAACATTAACAATAAGCACATATTATTATACTGCAAGTTCACATATTGTTTCAATTTCAATTGGAGCAGAATATGCATCTGGAAGTTTTACATTTAGAGACTTTACAAATATTAGTTTAGAAGATTGGACTCCAATTTCAGCAACTTTTACATATCCAGATATTGATGAAGAATTTAAAATTGTTATAAAAGTTGTATCCTCCACTGGAGGGGCAACAGTTGATAACTATAATATTCATTTTAATGGAATTACAGTAGGGCAATATAGTGAAGAATTTAATGCAACTTCTTTAGGTCAAACAGTTTCAACTTTTCCAACTGACATCAACTTGTCTCTTGATGGAGTATTGCCTGCATATTCTTATGGTTTAAATGCAAATAATGGATACTATATTGTTGATAATAACTCTTTAGTTGCTAAAAATTTTGGAGTTCCTCTTGTTTATGGATCAGCAAGGGCGGTTGAAATTGCTCCAAGTGCAGAAGCAATTGATAGAACTTGGGCTCAAGTAGCAGAAGAAAGTTGGGCATACTGGGATAACGAAGAGTCTTGGAGCGATGTTTTAAATTTTACAAATGAAGCAGATATAATTCTTAATACAAAACCATCTTTTATTTTTCCAGGGTATGGATTTTTAAATGAATCTGGAAGAAACAATGACTATACTTTAGAATTTTGGTTACAGGCTGACGTAAATACAACAGAGGGTAAAAGAATTTTAGGACCAATATCTTCTTATGATGGACTATACGTAAAAGATTGTTTTCTAATTCTTTCTATTAATGGTCAATTTGTTTCTCATTTTGTTGGTGAATGGTTTAGACCAATGCTAATTCACATTAAACTTATTAAAAATCAAGCAACTTTAATGGTTAATGGAGAAATTGTAGGAACCCTAAATATTGATACACAGTCAATGACTTTGCCATCTGAGTTTGATGAAATTTCAACAACTAAAAGTAACGACTGGATAGGGATTTATGCTTATAGAGAAAATGTTGATCAAATTAAGATTGATTGCATATCAATTTACCCATATTCTATTTTAACAAATTTAGCAAAAACAAATTATATTTTAGGTCAGGGTGTTCCTAAAACTTCAGAACTGATTGATAACTATTATGGTGGATCTTCTGTAGAAATAGATTATCCATTTGCAAATTACAGCAATAATATAACTTATCCAGTTACTAGGTCTTGGAATTTAGGAGAAGAAGATAATTTAATTCCTGGATCATTAACATTAAGCACACCACAATATAGTTTGCCAAATTTTATTCTTTCTCATTCAGTAACAGAAAAAACAATAACAGATTTAGAATCTGATAATGCTTTAATTCAAGATGGAGTTAATAAATTTTTTAGATTAAAACCTTCAAATAATTGGGGAAACACATCTTATATTTATTTTGAAAACCTTTCATTTATGAAAAATGGAATTGACTCAATCTTAGGTGTTTTTAAAATTATTGATGACCAAGATGCGACACTACTGTTATTAAGAAATGGAACTAATTCTTTTAGCATTGAAAGAAAATCTATTTCTAGTGTTGATTATTTAACTTATATTTTTACTTACAATAACGTATCTACAACAATTTATAGCGAGGTTTGTCCAGCAGGAATTTTTACTGCAGGTATTAAAATTTCAAAATTAATTTCAGAAAACGCAATTGGAGGATTGTCTGAATTTTTTGCTAATCCAGCATCTTTAAAATTGTATATTGGAAGTAATCCAAATCAAAACAATATTTTTACTGGAAACATATATAATGTTAGTATCAATACACCAAAAGAAACCTATGCAATAGATTCTTCTTTTGAAGCAAACGGTACTATTGATTCATCGGCAAATTTTGTTGATTATGTGGGCAGTTATACTTTATTTTCTTTTGAAGACTTTGGAAAATTTTTTATTGATATTGCTATATCAGGATCTTGGGAAGACTATATACCACTATCATCTCTTGCAAAAGATTCTTTTGATCAAAATGGTCAAGTTGTTTCTGATATTGATTTTATTCAGTTTAATATTGACTATCCTGCTCCACCAGAAGTTAAAGAACTTGGAGATACATATTGGGAAGATAACAATGATTCAATAAATACAAATAATCTTAACGTAAGAACCTTTATTACTTTTCAAAATATAGTGGATGGAGTAACACAGATTGATTCAAACTATGCTACGAATCAACCTGCAATTAAACGAAGAATTTTAGAATTAGATGAAGTAGAAGATTGGGAAACAAAAAGATTTGAAATTGTGGATAACTATTTAATATATCCATCCAAGTTAGTTGATTTTAATGATCTTGCAATAGTTTATCTAATTAAGTTTAAAGTTTTTGGAATTTTACATAATAAAATTTCTTTAAGAAAATTAGAATTTGCTGCAAAAACATTTGATGCAGATAGATTTAATCCAATAACAACTAAACATGCAATAAATTTAGTTCCTTATAATTTAATTGAAGAGTCTGGAGATACTGGATCATATGACTATAAAGATAAGAATCCATACCTTATAGATAAAGAAAGTGCCCCATATCTTTATTTAACAAGAAAAAGCGGTATTGAACTAAAAGATGGACTTGTTGATTTAAATCGTGGATTGTTTATTGATATCAATTCAAATAAATCAGAAGTAGTGTCTATAAGTGCAATTCAAATGTTTATTCGGTCCGATCTTTGGGCATTTCCACAATCAGAAACTTTAATTTTTGAAATAGAAGATAGTGTTGACACAGTACAGTTTTATATTAAAGCAAATTCATCAAATGCCGATAGGGGCATTATAATTGCTAGAACAAAGTCGGACAATCAAATATATGCAAATATTAATTATTATCTAGATGGACTTTATGTTGCAGAACCAACAATAAGTATCCAAAGATGGTCAGTTTTGGGAATTTCTTTTCCAAATAATTTAAATTTTAATAATTATAATGGAAAAATTAATTTAAAACATTTAATAACATATAACAATATCTCATTTTATCAAGGCACTAAGTCTCAACAAGAACAAAGAGTTATCTTTAGATCATGGGATGAGGTCAATGATGAAAGTTGGGGATATTGGGACAATAGCGACTGGGATAACGTAGTAATTAAACGAAGAGACACAAGATATGTTGTTAATCCTGAAAGTGTTTATAAAAATTATACTGGAACCAGTAGAATTGTGATAGACGATAATGAGGGAATTTACTTAGAAACTGACAATTTAACAGTATTCCAAGACGCAACTTGGCAAACACAGTCTTTACAATAGCATAATGTGGTATACTTATGGTTATGAAAAAAGAAAATCCCAACCAAGTTGGTAAGTCTAAGATCAAGGTTATTGAAAAAGGATATGACTGGGGTTTATATTTTTGGGAAAAGCCTAATGGTAAAATTTTTGGTGATGGACATGGAAATCTTTTAAACATTCCTGCACGTAAAGGAGACTTAGAAAAGATTATGGAACTTCGAAAAGCAGCAGCATATTGGGGTCAGCCAGAAGGCAAGCCAGTATTTCATCCTGGAGTAAGCCGTGTTAGCGAAGAAGAGTATTCAGAACAAATAGACAGAATGAAGCAGGGACTTATTCCAAACATGAATGATCTTGGCGCAGTTCATGCTGCACAGCAAACCATTAAGGAGTATGGCTCAGATGACTGATGATGAATATTTTATTGGTGCAAGTATTGATAATCTTCTAGAAAAAGATGATGAGTTTAAGAAAAACGATCCCTTCAATAAAGGATGGGATGTAATAAAAAATTTAAATAACTTAGATCAAAACTTTAAAAGACGTATTGGTAGATCATTAGGAAAAGCAATAGATCCAAATGATGCATATTTGGATAGTGCTAATGCTGTTCAATCTGGACAAGACGGCTCCAAGTCTAAGGCAATTAATCCAGGAACTGCAGTAAGAAATGGTTATGGTTTATTTGATGTAATTACACCTCCATACAATCTATATGAATTAGCAAATTATTATGATACTTCTTTTGCAAATCATGCTGCTATTGATGCAAAAGTAGAAAACGTAGTTGGACTTGGTTATGACTTTATTGTTTCGTCAAGAACAATGCTTAAACTTGAAAATGTTGATGATGAGACATCTTTAAACCGTGCTCGTAAAAGAATTGAAAGAGCAAAAATTGAAATGCGTGATTGGCTAGAAAGCCTAAACGATGATGACAGTTTTACAAAAATTATGGAAAAAATTTATATTGATGTTCAGGCAACTGGAAATGGATATATGGAAGTTGGAAGAACAGTTACTGGAGAGATTGGATATATCGGCCATATCCCTTCAACAACAATGAGAGTTCGTCGTTTAAATGATGGATATGTTCAAATTATTCAACCATCTGTTACATATTTTAGAAATTTTGGAGCAAAAAATAAAAATCCTGTAACAACAGATACAAGACCAAACGAAATTATTCACTTTAAGCAATACTCTCCATTAAATACGTATTATGGAGTGCCAGACATTATTTCAGCACTTGCATCTTTGCTTGGAGATCAACTTGCCTCAAACTATAACATTGATTACTTTGAAAACAAAGCAGTTCCAAGATATGTTATTACCCTCAAGGGTGCAAAATTAAGTCCAGACGCAGAAGATAAAATGTTTAGATTTTTGCAAACTGGTTTAAAGGGTCAGTCTCATAGAACTTTGTATATTCCACTTCCAGGAGACACAGAAAATAGCAAGGTTGAGTTTGATATGAAACCAATTGAAAATGGAATTCAAGAAGGATCTTTTAAAGAGTATAGACTACAGAATAGAAATGATATTTTAGTAGCACATCAAGTTCCACTTTCAAAATTAGGTGGAGGAGATTCTGGGTCAATAGCAAGCGCACTTGCACAAGATAGAACCTTTAAAGAGCAAGTTTCAAGACCTGCACAAAATGAAATATCAAAACTAGTAAATAAAATTATTCGTGAAAAAACTGATATTCTTGAACTTAAGTTTAATGAACTTACATTAACTGATGAAATTGCACAGTCTCAGATTCTAGAAAGATATGTAAAGACTCAGGTTATGATGCCAAATGAGGCTAGAACTCAATTAGGTTTGCCACAAATTAAAGATGGAGATACTCCATTTGAGATGACACCAAGACAGGCAACAGATGCTCGTGCAAATTTGGCAGGGAATAGAGAAAGAGATTCAGAAAGAACCAATAATAATTCTGATAGTCCTTCAACCATTGCTGGAAGAAATGCACAGGGAGAAGGAAGATCTTCTCAGTAGTTTTTAAAAAAAGTAATAAAATAGTTGATATAATGGTAGGGATATGATTATCAATAAAGCACACTGGAATACTGAGGGCACCAATCTTAGATTGTCCATGCCCATATCCAAGATTGACCAAGAACGCAGGATTGTATCAGGTTTTGCGACATTAGACAATTTGGATAGACAAAATGATATTGTTACTACAGAGGCCAGTATCAAAGCATTCAATGCATTTAAAGGAAATATTCGTGAGATGCATCAGCCATCTGCCGTTGGAAAGATGATTTCATTTAAAGAAGATAAGTATTTTGATCCAGAGTCAAAAAAGTTTTATTCTGGTGTTTTTGTTTCTGCCTATGTTTCAAAGGGAGCACAAAATACATGGGAAAAAGTTCTTGATGGCACTCTTTCAGGATTTTCAATTGGTGGAATTATGAATAAATGGGATGATGGATTTGACGATAAAGTTGAAAAACCAATTAGAATTATTAAAGATTATGACTTGTTTGAACTATCTCTTGTAGATAATCCAGCAAATCAATTTGCAAGTGTTGTTTCAATTGAAAAAGTTAACGGGGTTAATATTATGAAGGGTGACATTGCAGACTTAGCAGTGGAAAATGTTTTTTGGGATAAAGATTCTGGTTTGATTATGATTTCAGAAAATGATTTTGAAACAAGTCCAACAACAGGTAATCAGATGAAAAATATAGGTTTTGTTGAAAAATCCGACACAGATAAAGATAAGATGATAAAGTTCTTAGTTGATAGTGCTAAAGGCATTAGTGCAATTAAGATGCAAAAGGAGGTAAGTCCTATGACAGAAGAGACAACAAACGTTGTTGACAATGTTCAGGTCGTACCAGAGGCAACAGATACTGCTGTAACTAAAAGCGCAGATGCTGAAGTTACACCAGCAGTTGAAGTTGAAACAAATGTGGTAAACGAAACTGAAATTGCTAAATCAGATGAAATTGTTGAAACTGTTGAAACAGTAGAAGCAATTGCAAAATCTGAAGACGTTGCAGTTGAAGTAACCACTGAAATCAAGGATACTCTTGCTAATGCCTTTGGCGATCTAACAGCAATGGTTAAATCATTAAATGAAGAGACTGTAAAAGCATTACAGGCTCAAATTGCTGATCTAAGTAAGTCAATTCAAAACATTTCCAGTGAGGTTAAAGAAGTTAAGAATTCTTACGATGATTTTGGAAAACGTGTCGATGCCGTAGAGCAAGATACTGCTTTCCGCAAGTCTGGCGATCTCGGTGAGATTGTACAGGAGCCAGAAATGGTTCAAAAATCAATATGGGGCGGGCGTTTCCTCACAAACTCCGACTTATTTAGGTAAATTCACTGGGAGGTGAACAATATGTCAGAACAAATTATTAAAAACCAACCAGGTAGTGGTGGAGCATCCGACTCAGGCTTGTATAACGCAGACGGAGGTTTCGCATCTGGTGGAATTGGTGGAGTAAGCACACCAGCAGCAGGAATTTTGGGAAATATCCCAACTGCTTTGTCTGGAATTACTTCAGGACCAAACGCTGTAAATCCTTCGGGAGCAGCGGGTAGTGGAATTCTACGACCTGAGCAGGCTCGTCAATTTATTGATTATGTTTGGGATGCAACTGTTCTTGCTAAGGACGGACGTAGAGTTACAATGCGAGCAAATACAATGGAACTTGAAAAAGTTAACGTTGGTGAGCGTGTAATTCGTGCTGCTGCTCAAGGCGACGGCGCATACACAAACGCTGGTGCTACCTTCTCTAAGGTAGAATTAACAACCAAGAAGATTCGTCTTGATTGGGAAGTTACATCAGAAGGCCTAGAAGACAATATTGAGGGGGCTGCTCTTGAAGATCATCTTGTTCGTTTGATGACCAATGCATTCGGTAATGATATCGAAGATTTGGCTATTAACGGAGATGGTTCAACAGGAAACTTCCTATCAATCATGGATGGCTTCGTTCACAAAATTACAACTAATGGAGATGCACACGATGCAGTTCTTCCAGCAGTTACATCTGATAACTGGACAACCCCAGTTATGCAGGGAATTATCAATGCAATGCCACGTAAGTATCGTGCACTTAAGAACAATCTTAAGTTCTATGCAGGTACAGACGTATTCCAGAGCATTGTTCGCAACAACGGTACACTTGCTGATGCTATTTCTGAGGCTTTCTCAAGCCGTATTGGTAGCACACAAGAGAATCGTCAAGCATACCTTGATGGACAAGGACAAACATTCGGAGGTGCCCGTACCACTCGTGTACTTGGCGTTGACGTAATGGAAGTTCCTTACTATCCAGCAGATTATGTTGATCTTACTTTCCCACAGAACCGTATTTGGGGATTCCAACGGGATATTACCGTTAATCGTCAATATGTTCCAAAGAAAGATACAATTGAATACACCGTATTCGTACGTTTTGGTGTTCAAATTGAAGAAGAAGATGCAATTGCCTATAAGGACATTGCTGCTTCTTAATCATTAAGCAATTAATTAGGGCAGGGGATTCGTTCTCTGCCCTTTTTAATTAAATCTGATATAATAAGAACAAAAGGAGTAAAATGTCAACTGTAAAAAAAACAACAACACAAGAGAAGGTTGTTGAAGTTAAAGAGAAAAATAGTCAGGCAGTCGTTTACTCTGATAAAAACCTTTATTTTGATGGTTATGGACACGTTGATAAGGGATTTAATATTATTAATACAGAATTTCTTGATATCTATCTACAACACAAATCAGTTAGAGAGGCCAGCGCTTTAGAACTTGCAAAGCACTATGGTGTTAAATAATGCAAGTTTTAAGAATCCCACCATACCCAATCTCTATTTCATATGAAGTTCCAAATGCATTTGCTGACTATTTACTAGTAATTGAAAGTTCAGATTCTGTTGAAATTGAAGAAGAAGTTACTTCAAATGCAAATAAAAAGGTTTTTTATTCTCTAGACAATGAATATGTTATTTATGATGGATCTTATACGTTAACAATATATGAAGATGAAAGTGGATCTAGAGGAGATATTGTTGTTCAGGACAGTCTTGAAATTTATAGACCATATGTAGACCCAAACTCTTTAGCCAGCACAGCAACAGAAATAGCAGAATATAAAGCACAAGAATTTTTAGCAAGGTCAATAATTGATTCTGTTCTTGATGAAGGTTTTTACTATGTTGCAAAAACAATTGAACATGTTGGACTAGGAACAGACTATGCTCCAATTAATTATAGAGCGCATAAAGTTCTTAAAGTTTATCAAGATAATATTTTATGGTTTGATAGTTCTTTGGCAACACCAGCAATTTTTGGTGTTACGTTTAAATTAAGTGATAACAAAACTGCAATTATTAAAGATTTGCCAGGAGAAGAATATAATAGATCAGAGCAAGCACCTTTATTTTTGCCAGTAGGACAGTCAGATTGGATGGGTCCAATAGGATACGGAAGTTCTTTTGACAATAGATCAGACTTTACTTTTGTTTTAGAAACAGGGTATAAAGTAGTTCCATTAGATATTAAAGAAGCAACTTTAATGCTTATGGAAGATATTCGTTGTGGAAAATTAGATTATTATAAAAGATATGTTACTAGTTATAACACTGATCAGTTTAGGCTTCAATTTGATAAATCTATTTTAGAAGGTACTGGAAACCTATTAGTTGATAAAATTCTTTCAAAGTATATATCGGATTCTAGGGTTAAAATTGGGGTCCTATAATGACCTGTGTAACAGACTTTATGTACCCAATGATTGTCGATATTTATTACCCAATAATTGAAAGAGACATGTATGGAACTGGCTTAAAAACTTGGGTTTTTGATAAAAGCGTTGTTGCTAACTTTACTCCAGGTGGAACTGCATTAGCAGAAGATATTAAGGCAAAGGTTTATGCAAAAAATGAAAATATGCTTATTGGAAGAATAAAAAATGACATTAGAAGTTCAACTGGAAAAGACTCTGCTGCTATTACAAATATTCTTATTACCAACATACGTAACAGTTCAGATACATTAATCTATCAAGAAACTTCTGGAGAAAGATCTGGCAAGGGTACATTATATGAAATTGCAACATATGACCCAATAGTTAATCCATTTGGAGATATTGATTATTATAAAGTAATTTTGCGAAGAACAGAAAATCAAGGAGCGACTGACTGATGCAAGCAAAATTTGACAGTCGTGCATTTATGAAAACAATGAATAATATTGTTGATTACTCTTTTGGATTTCTAGAAGGGGCAGAAAAAGGTAAAACAGTTTTTCTAGATAATCTAGGAAAAGATACAATTGAAGCATTAAAGATTTTTATTGATACAAACGCAAGAATGGACCCACAAGCAATGCACCATGTTTATGAATGGGGTAAAACAGGAATGGCTTCACAAAGACTTTTTACACTTAATCATACAGTTAGCAATTTAGGACTTTCAATTAAATCAGATTTTAGGCAGTCTACCTCAATCAAACAAGGTTCTTTGGTTCCATTTTATAATAAAGCAAGAGTTATGGAAGATGGACAACCAGTAGTTATTAAACCAAGAAATGCATCTGTTCTTTCTTTTAATGTTGGAGGAGAACAGGTATTTACTAAAAATCCTGTCAATGTATCAAATCCAGGAGGAGACTGGGTTCAGGGATCATATGAAAAAACATTTGATAATTTTATGAATAATTATTTTAAACAATCATTTTTAAGAGCATCTGGAATTTATCAGTACTTAAGTAAGCCAGAAATATATAAAAAAAATATTAGATCTGGTTCAAAAAATGGTAAAGCCAAAGGAATAGAAACAGGGTATCGTTGGATTACAAATGTAAAAGTAGGAGTAGAATAAAATGCCAAATAAAGAGATATTAGATCTTCCGTTTCCGCCAGTTTGGGTAAATGCATATCTTCAGCAAGAACTTAATAAGTATGGATTTAGTGTTTTGACAATACCATCTAACGCAACAGCAATTGATGATTTAAGTAAAAATAGAATAGATATACCTACACAATATGACGATGAAGGCATTCCACTTTCACAACAACCAGATGTTGTAATTCAATATGATAGACTACTAAGGTTTAGACGAAGTGGACTTTATGCTTTAAAGTGTGAACAGTTATTGTATTATGTCTATTCAACTCCAAGTAAAATTTTAGATGTTAGCACTATTTTGTCTCAGTTGTTAGATAGATCAGATGCAGCAGCAGAAGACCTTAATAGGTGGGCTATGGCAAAACAAAATGGAAGCAATCCATTGACAGACTTGGCGGTTCCACTTACTAGAAATGTTTATTTTCACGATATGAAGGTATATCAACTTGAAGAAGTGCGTGATTTAACAGAGTTGTCTGCCCTCAGAGGGCTTACCCTTAATAAGTTTATTGTTGAGTACGACTATCATGTCGTTAATCAGCCTAAAATACCAAATACTGAGATTACCGATCCAGACCACAGTTATACTTAAAAGGCTGTTATAATTAATTTACCAGCATTTAACGATGCCAAAATTTAATATAGAAAAAACTTAAAAGGAGAACTAAATATGCCAGCATATTCACGTGGTACGTCCACAAATATTATCGTAGGTGCAGCAGCACTTTTCGTTGCAGACTACAAACTTACACCAACAGGTGGAACCGCAATTCCTTCATTCGTATCTTCAGAGTCCTATAAGTCGACTCTATCATCAGATCCTGACTTCACAAACGTCGGTTATACAATGAATGGTATTGAGTTAACTTTCACACCAGATTTCGGCGAGGTAGCCGTAGATCAGGTTCTTGACGTTGCTAAACTATACAAGCAGGGAATGCAAGTTACTCTTGCTACTGCTTTTGCTGAGGCAACATTGGAAAACTTACTTCTTGCAACAGCAGGAAAAGATGCAGATCTTACAGGCACAAAGAATACTTCAGCAGGACGCACACTTCAATTATCCGCAGGAAACATTGGAGAATGTCCAGTAGAGCGTGGAATCGTAGCAGTTGGTCCAGGAACTGGAGATTGCGACAACGACTCTGTTGAGCGTGTTTATGTTGGATACCGTGCTCTTTCAATTGAATCTGTTACTGTTTCAGCAAAGCGTGAAGAGGCTTCTATGTTTGAAGTTTCATTCCGTATGCTTCCAGATGATTCAACTGCAACATATGGTAAGATCGTTGATCGTACTTGGTACGATGGATCTGGTACTAACTTTATCGGAGCATAACTAGCAAATAAACAATAGCCTACTCTCAAATAATGGGGAGTAGGCTTTGTTGTTTTATGATAAAATTAATTAATGGCTACAAAAGTTTTTAAAACTTCTCAAATTGTATTATTAAATGATCAAGTTCTTGAGTGCTCTCCATTAAAAATTAAGTATATGAGAGAGTTTATGGACATTTTTACTGGTATGGAAAATTCAAAAAATGATGATGAATCAATTGAAATTTTATTAGAATGCTCCAGGATTGCTATGAAGCAATATAGTCCTATTTTATGTTTAGATTTAGAAGAACACGTAGATCTTAATGCGTTATATGATATTGTTGAAATTGCTGCGGGAATTAAAATAAAACCAGAAACTACTAAACAAGAAGAAACACCAATCAAAGAAATATCAAAAGAAAAGGAAAAAGAACAAGGCTGGTTTGATCTAGATTTAGCAAAACTAGAAGCAGAGGTTTTTACTTTGGGTATATGGAAAAATTATGAAGAACTAGAACTATCTCTTTCTATACCAGAATTAATGCAAACTCTTTCTTCAAAAAGGGAATTAGACTATGAAGAAAAAAAGTTTTTAGCAGCAATTCAAGGAGTAGATTTAGAAAAAAATAATCAAAATGGCAGGGGACAAAAAGAGTGGGAAGATATGAAAGCAAGAGTATTTAGTAGAGGACAAACAAGTGATGGAAACGATGTTTTGGCATTGCAGGGTGCTAATGCACAAAAGGCTGGATTTGGTATTGGTATGGGATTAGAATACGAAGATTTAACTAAAAAATAAACCTATTTATGCTATAATTAACTAATCTAACAGAAGGAGAAAAAATGGCAGCAGTTAAGGCAGATGAAAATGTAGTAGTACTAATTGATGGAACAAAGGTGGCCGTAAGACCACTAAAGATCTCACTACTTCGTCCGTTTATGAAAAAGTTTGAAGGTATTGCAGCAGTATCAGAAGACAATGAAAAATCCATGAATATTCTTATGGAGTGTGTTCAGATTGCTATGCAACAGTATAAGCCTGAATTATCACAGGACCTAAAAGCCCTTGAAGAAAACTTAGATTTGCCTACAGTTTATAAAATTGTTGAGGCAGCGTCTGGAAATAGTCTTCCAGATGGTTCTTTACTAAATATGTAAAAAAGAAGAGGTGTTATGAGTGGCTGATGTACAATCCAATATTCAAGTTAACCTTGATGCCACTCAAGCACTTGCACAATTAAAATCACTTCAAGCACAACTTGCTCAATTTAATAATTCAATTGCAACAACTAATAAAGCAGCAGCAAGGGCTCAAGCCAACTTAAATAGTAATCTTATCAATAGTATCAATGCTACTGGAAAATTTCAAGCAAGCATTACAAGTATTAAAAGTTCTACTGATGCTTTTACTGATTCTTTAGAACGAAACAAATTTTCAACTCGTGAGTATTTTAGATATGCTGGTGGTGCAACTAAATCTTTTGGAAGACTATTTAAAACAGAGTTTAACACAATTGGCAAGGTAGCAGAAGAACGTGTTAAAACAATGCAAACCCAATATATTAAAATGGGTAGAGATGCAAATGGTGCAATTAAGGCTATAGCCGTAAGACCACTTGCATTAGACATGGATAACCTTGCTACTAAAACTGCTCTTGCAGCACAAAAACAACAATTATTAAATCAATTATTAAAACAAGGATCAACGAATCTTTTAAATTTTGGTAAAAATACTCAGTGGGCAGGTCGCCAACTTATGGTTGGTTTTACAGTTCCGCTCAGTATGTTAGCAGTTTCTGCAGGCAAAACATTTATGGCATTAGAAAAACAAGCCATTAGATTTAAACGTGTTTATGGAGAAATGTTTACAACTACTGATGAAACCGCTAAAGCATTAAAAGAAGTTGAGTTATTAGCAAAACAATTTACTAAGTATGGAGTTGCTGTTGAAAAAACAATGGAAATTGCAGCAGATGCAGCAGCAACAGGAAAAATGGGAGCAGACTTAATTGCTCAAGTTAAAGAAGCAACAAGACTTGCAGTTCTTGGAGGAGTTGAGCAGCAACAAGCATTAGAAACAACAATATCATTGACAAATGCTTTTGGAATTGCTGCGGATGAATTAAGAGGAAAAATTGATTTTCTTAACGCTGTAGAAAACCAAACAGTATTAAACATCGAAGATTTAACAATTGCAATTCCAAAGGCTGCTCCAGTTATTAGACAACTCGGTGGAGATGTAGAAGATCTTGCTTTCTTTATGACTGCTATGAAAGAAGGCGGAATTAATGCATCTGAAGGAGCAAACGCTTTAAAGTCTGGACTTGCATCATTAATTAATCCAAGTAAAAAAGCATCTGCATTTTTAGCAGACTTCGGAGTTAACATTAAGGCAATAGTTGAATCAAACAAGGGAGATATTAAATCAACCGTTATTCAATTTGCACAAGCACTAGATACCCTTGATCCTTTAAATAGAGCAAGAGCAATTGAACAATTATTTGGAAAATTTCAATTTTCAAGACTTTCAACATTATTTCAAAATATTACAAAAGATGGAACACAGGCATCAAGAACTCTTAATCTAGCATCAAATTCAGTTGAAGAACTTGCTATTCTATCTGAACGAGAACTTAAAAAAGTAGAAGATGCAACTGGTACAAAATTTAAGAAAACAATGGAGGATCTTAAAGTAACCTTAGCACCAATTGGAGAACAATTTTTAAAGGCCGTAACTCCAATTGTAGAGTTTATTGGTAAAATACTTGAAAAATTTAATGGACTTAGTGATGGAGTAAAAAGTGGAATTGTAAAATTTATTGGTGTTGTTGGTCTTATCGGTCCTGCAATGTTAATGACATTTGGTTTAGTTGCAAATGGAGTAGCAAATATTATTAAACTATTTGTCACGTTGCGAAAAGGATTTATGAATCTTGGAGGACAATCAAAGATTCTTGGAAATCAAACCCAATACATGACATCAGAGCAAGTTGAAGCAACAACAGTCGCAGCATCTTTAGATCAAGCACATTCTAGATTACGACAAACTTTTTTATTAGAAGCACAGGCTGCAAATCAATTAACAGCAGCATATCAAAGAGGAATGGTAGCAGCAAATAATTTTGCCAAAACAAATCCAGGAATGATGAAACCAGGATTTACACCAAGAAAATTTAGTCAAGGAGGAGATGTTCCAGGAACTGGAAATACTGATACCGTTCCAGCAATGCTTACTCCTGGAGAATTTGTTGTAAATAAAAAGGCAGCAAAAGAAAATCGGGGATTATTACAAGGATTAAATAGTGGAGGATATGCTTTACGTGGTGTAGGAACCACAATGGTTAATGGTTATGATAGATCATTGCCAAGAATGCGCCCAGGATCAATTGAATATGCCAAAGCATTAGTTGCAAAACGAAAAGCACAACAAACATTTTTAGGTATGCCTTCTAAAAATGCAGGTAAGGCTCAAGAAAGACAAACACGGCAATTAGAACTTGACAAAATAGCAACTGAAACTTATAAATCTCCTAGAGCAAGAACCATGTTAGTTACAAATCCTGGAGAAAGAATTTCTCCTTCTACTGGACGCAGTTTTCCAAGTTCTTCTGTTGGAGGCGTTTATAGAAAACCAAATGGAGATATGGTTTTTGTTAAACCAATGCCAAGTGAAAAAGCAGCATTAGCAGAAATGAGAGCAACAGAGATTGCTAGAGATGTTCATGGTCTTGTTTCTCCACAACAAAAATTAACTTTGATTGCAGATCCAAATGACCCAACTGGACATAGAAGGTATTTTGCTTTAGAATCTAAGGTCGATCCAAGAATTGCAAACGTACCACAAGAATTTACTAAAGAGCAAACAATCAAACAATTAGTTGCTTCAACTCTACGTGGCGATAAAGACTTGGCACCAGGAAATATTGGTGGAAATGTTATAGCAGACGTAGGACCTGCTGGTGTATTTAGCAGGGCATCAGGAATGAAAACTGAATATGCAAAACAAATGCCATCAATGGAAGAACAAGCAATGATTAATCTTCTTGGTGTTAATGGTGGGGCTAGAAAGTTTTTTGCTCAATCAACAGCACCAATAGCAGCAAAAATGTCTCCTATTGAATATGATAGATTGATAAAAAAAGAAATTAATGAAATTTTACCAAAATTAAAAACCAAAATAGGAAGCATGAATTTAACTCCAGAAGAACTTCCAGTATATGAGGCAATGATTGCTAGATTACAATCTGGATCAAAAACAGATTGGACAAAATTTCAACCAATTCACGCTGCTGCATTAAATAAAGGTGGTTTTGTAAAAAGAAATGAAGGTGATCCTTGGACAATTAAACCAGGAGGAGTTGCTGGAACTGCTTTATTACATTTTGAAGATGCACATGGAGGAATGGCACCAACACATACAGATGGAAGATTAGAAGGGTTTAGAAAGAGTGCTGGTTATACAATGATCGGAGATCAAGGATATAATCAATTAACTCAAGGTCAAAAAGGTCTTGGTCTTCCAGAGCCATATCCACTTACTTATGAAGATGCTATTGAGGCAGACAAAAAACTTCAAGATCATGTAAATAAAACAAAACAAAATTATGAAAATGCAACTACAGAAAAACAAAAAGAAAAAGCATTTAAACAATATCGTAATGCAATAGTTGCTTCAGAGCAATTAAAAGGAGATATTTCTACTATTGTTGGAAATGCAAGAGGAAATACTGCTAGGTCAGCATGGTCTAATTCCATGGCAACAAGAGTAGCATTAGCAGCAGCCCTATCTGAAGGACAAGATATGGGTGGTCCAGTATTTAAAAAAGTTTTTGCTGAATTTAACAAGGTAGCAGCCAGTGGTAAAAATACTAAAACAATTTCAGCACAATACAAAACAGTTGTTGACAAAATGTGGAAAGATGGATTTTTTGGGGATCAAGGTATGTCTACAGGAGGAAGAAAAAACCAAACAGGAAAAGGAACTCTTCATTCTAGACTAAAGGTTCCACTTTCTAAATCAATACAAAAAGTTGCAGGTTATGATGCAATAAAAAGTTTGTTAAATGTTACTCAAACAGGAAAACAAAAAAGTTTTGTTCAAAACGCTGTTACTAAAGCGTTAATGGGAAAAGGGTTTAGAGTTAAAAAAAATGGATCTCCACAATATGGAGAACCAGAAACAGTTCCAGCATTATTAACTCCAGGAGAATTTATTGCATCTCCAGCATTAGCACAACAAGTTGGTCCAGCATTGCAATATATAAATTCTGGTGGAAAAATTGAAAAACGTTCCAAAGGAACAATAGTTCCAGGAACAGGAAATAAAGATACAGTTCCAATGATTTTAAATAAAGGATCTTTTGTTGTTAATAAACAATCAACAGAGGAAAACAAAGGATTTTTACAAAAATTAAATAAAGGTGGATTTGTTTTACGTGGAGATGGAAATCCGTTCGACAATATTGGGGTATATGATCCAGATCAATTAGAAACAATTACTCCTGATATGACTCCAGAACAACGTCAGCATACTGAAGAACGCAACAGAAAAATAGCAAGACGAGTAAGAACCACTAAAGTAATAAACAAAATAGATGCTGTTCTTGAAAAAACATCAATTGGAGAAAGACACAGAGCCGAACAACAACAAGAAGAAGATGAAATAAAAAGAGAAAACCAAAGAGCAATTGACGAAGTAAAAGATAAAGAAAAAATTCAAAAAGCAGAAAGAGATTTACAAAAATCTAAAAATAAAATACGCCAACTTGATCGTAGAATTGCAGAGGCAAAGGCTAGTGGAGATAAAGAAAGAGGTACAGCACTAAGAGCAGAAAGAGCGACAGTAGTACAAGAAAGAAAAAATGCAGGAACTGCATTAAATAGTGCTAGACAATTAGCAAAAGAAAGAAGAGAAAATGCTGCGGTAGTTTCACAAGAAAGAGGAAAACAAAAATCACCTTCAAGGGTTGGCAGATTTGTTTCTAGAGCAAAAACACCTTTTCCTAGAGTACAAAAAATGGCTGGACCAGCGGGTGCACTTGGAATGGCTGCATCAATGGGATTAGGAATGACTGGAAATATGGGGGGCTCAATGCTTGCAATGGGACTTGGCATGGCTCCACAATTAATGTCAACTCCAGTAGGAGCGATAACAACAGCAATAGTAGGAGTTGCAGCAGGATATATATACTTAAAAAAGAAAAATGAAGCATTGGCAGTAAAAACAATGGAAACAACTGAAGCAATGGGGGCTAGTTCAAAGTCTTTAAATGAATTAGCAATTTTTACTAATAAAGTTACTGGTACAGAATTAATGAATAGAAAAAAGGCAAACAGTTTTTCTAGATTTGAAATTCAACCAGGCAAAACAACCTTTGGTCAATCATATGTTCAAAGTGAAACGGGACAGAAAAAAATTAAAGAAATTACAAACAGTGTAAAAACAAGTGGCAAAGTTGATGCTCAAAATAGTATTGCTTCACAATTAGCAACATCCATTGCAAGTGGTGTTTTAACGGCATCACAAGCACAAAGTATTGCTGCAGAATTAGGAAAACAACTTAATGATTATTCTTTTGGAATTAATGTAAACTCTAAGTTAATAAGTTTGATGGGTCCTAATGGAGAAAATGCCCTTAAAGATCCAATTGGAATTAGGGTCAAACTTATTGATACTGCAAGAGATAATGTTGCAGCATCACTTTCAGGTGTACAAAATGCTAAAAATGCTAAACTTGGTTTGTTTAATGGTGCTGCTATTGCAAAAGCAACAGGAACTGCTGTTGGACTTCAGTCAATTGCAATACAACAAAGCCAAGAACTTTTAAATTCTTTTGATGCCCAAACTCAAAAAGAAATTGAACAATTAGAAATAAAAAATAAACTTGCTGAAGCAGATGAACTAAGAACCAAACGTGCAAAAGAAAGACTTATTTTAGTTGAAAAAGATAAAGAAATTGCTCAACAATCTATAAAATTCTTTGATGATGTATTTATGTCTAGTTCAAAAACAGCCACATCACTTTTAAGAACTTCTGAAAAAGGAGCGATATCAGCATATAAAGGCACGGCAGAGCAAGATATTGCTGGAGGAGCAGTTGAATCAATTAAAGGGTTTGAAGGAATAACAAGGTCACAACAATATGCAATAAATTTACAACTTAAAGGAAAAAATGTAAGTCCTACAGAAATTTTGAATTTAAGTAGTTTATTTAAAGGTGATAAAGAAGGAACACAGAAATTATTAAACGTTTTAGTTTCTTCTCCAGCACAAACAAATGAAGCATCACAAGTTGCATCAATGTTTATGAATAAATCTGGAGAACCATTAAAAGAAGTTCAAAAATCACTAGTTTTAAAAATGACTCAGGGTGGGTCAGAGCAGAATCAAAAAAATATAGAGTTCTTTAAAACTATTGGCAAAACAGGAACTGTAATAGATTTAGAAGTTGTAACAACATACCTAGAAAAATATCCAGGAGTGGCTGAAAACCTTCAAAATATTTTTGCTCAAATTCAAAAAACAAAAGGCAAAATAACAATGAGTGTGTTGTCAAAAATTGACGGGCTCTCAATTGATGAAACAGAAGCATTAAAAGGTCAAATGGAATATTTAAATACTTTAGATCCAAATCAACAAAAAATATTTACAATAACTTTTTTAAGTAATTATGGAGCAATGCAGAACGATGTCGCAGCACTAAGTAGTTATTTAAACTCTACTGGCATGAGTGCACGTGCAATTGAAGCACAATTAAGTACTGCTGCTGGAAAAGCCAAAGCAGCAGAAGGTGCATCAGCAGCAGCAGCAACACAAGTTACAAAACAACAAGAAGCATTTGCAGCCGAACAACAAGCAGCAGCAGCAGATGAAGCAGAAAAAGGCAGAAACTCCTTAATTGATGAGATGATGAAAAAACTTAAACTGTTTCATGATTCAACAATAAAAGCAACTGGTGGATTTAATGAATTAATGAAAGCAATGACTACTAAAAAACCAATAATTCCAATTGATTTTGATGGAACTATTAGTAGATTAAGAAAACTTGGTAAGGGTAAAGTAAGTGAAGATTATTTAGATTTTGTAAAAAATTTAACAAACCAAGAATTAGAAGATAAAAATCTTATGAAAAAGATGGGAATAACTACTAAAAAGAAAAAGGGTGGTGGGCTAGAAGTAGCAAGTATAGACATGGCTACTCAACAAAAATTTCAAGCAGGTATGGTTTCTGCAGAAATTGGATCAAACTATGACGATACGATAAAAGCATTAAAAGAAATGGAAAACCGAACAAATGCTATAAATATTTTAAGACGAAAAGGTTTTAGTGAACAAGAAGCAAATAATGTAGTCACTACTGATGCTATTGCCTTAGCAATTACACAAGGAAAAATTGCTAAAGAAGATTTAGATAGAATAAAAACGGGTCAAAAAAGTTTATCACAAGCAACTTTTGAATACAATAGATTTACTAAAACAGCACAAATGGATGCAGCAGAATCTCAAAGTAAACAACTTCAAATGGCAAGGGCTTATATTGAATTACAAGAAAAAATGATTGAGAATGAATACGTTAAAGAAAAAACTATGCTAAATATACAGCAAGGAGATAACGACTATGCTTTAGAATTAGTCTCACGACAAGAAGAAAAGATTAATGAATCTTATGATAAACAAATTACTGCCCTTGAAGAAATTAACAGACTTAGAGAAAGAGAAAATGAATTAACCTCTAAAAGAATGTCAATTGCTGCTGCTTTTGCAAGTGGAGATATGGCTAGTGCAGCAAGAGCAATGCAAGACTATAGAGAAGCAAGAGTTTCACAAAATGCAAGAACTAGAATGGAGGCTTTGCAAAAAGCAAAAGAAAATGCTATTAAGGGTGTAACTGCTCCAGATGGAAGATCTAGAACTGAAATAGAAAAATCAAATCAAAGCATAGAACAAAGACGTGTAGATATAGAAAATGAAATTAGAGTTAAAAAAATTGAGTTAGATAAACTTACTCAAGAAAAAATGAAATTAACAAAGGATCAAATTGATGCAGCAATTTCAACAATAAATCTTGCAGTTGAAGCATTAGGCCCAGAGGCTGCAAAAGCATATTTAAAAAATATTTTTACTGTTTTAAATGGAGACGCCAAAACAGCAAAAGATACTGTTATAGAACTTAATAATGATTTAGACGCATTTTTAAAAAGAATGGACGCTGCAAGAATTGCAGCAGTTGGAATTAAGTCTGGAAATGTTATTGTTGATCCTAACCCATCAGGTAGCAGTACGGGCGGTGGAACACCACCAGTTGTTACACCACCTTCATCTGGATCATCAACAGGTTATGTTGCTATTGGAAGTACTTTTATTCCAGTTACTAATAACTTACCACCTAAAAAAGCCCCTGCTAAAAAAGCCACCGCTCTACCTGACTATCTAAGAGCAATTCCAGGATTTAAGTTTGGAATGGGTGGAATGGTTCCTAAGTATTTTGCTAATGGTGGTTTTAATAAAGGCACCGACACAGTTCCTGCTATGTTAACTCCTGGAGAGTTTGTAGTAAACAGAAAAGCAACTCAACAGTTTGGACCTTTACTAAGTGAAATTAATTCACCAACATTTAAAACCCCAAGATCTGCCACTCCAAATTTTGCAGGTATTAACTCTCCAAACAATATAACAAGCACAAATAATTCCAAAACCCTGTATAATTATAACTTGAATGTCAATGTTTCTAACAGCAATGCAAATCCAAATGATATTGCAAGAACTGTTATAAATCAAATTAGACAAATTGACAATCAACGAATTAGGAGTTTATAATGGCTACCGCAGCATATTTGACGGGGAGAGCAAGATATAGCAGACCACAAGCCATACTATGGTCAGAGAATCCAGGAACATTACAAAATGGATTATATGTACCAGAAGGCTTTGAAATAGGCTCTTATACTACATCAACAACTAATTTAAATAAATTTTTAATTTTGTCTGATCATAATCGTGCCCCTTTAGATTTTAAAACAGAAAGAATTGAACAAAGACAAAGAATGATTAATGGAAATATGAGATCTTTTCATATTGCAGATAAAAACACACTAAGCACAAGTTGGTCAAACTTGCCATCAAGATCATACTTTTCTATTCCAAACTGGTCAAATACAACAGAAGGAAGTCAGGTGGCTGGAGTTACTACACAAGAGCCAGAATACACCGTTGACGGGGGCGCAGGAGGCGTAGAAATGCTAGACTGGTATGAAAGGCACACTGGCCCTTTTTGGATGTTTTTATCATATGATAAGTTTAATAACTTCCCTGATGATGGAACTTCTGCACGTTATGCTCACCTATCTCAATATAATGAAATTGTTCAGGTTTATATTTCTGACTTTTCATATACCGTAAATAAACGTGGACAAACAAATCACGATCTTTGGGATATTTCGGTATCGCTAGAAGAGGTTTAAGTGTTTTTAAATACAACCTTACAAAATCACATTGAGTCATCTTCAACAATTGAAACTCGTGCAACAGTTTTAGCAGAGTGGAATATGAATGTTGCAGATAATATTTTTAAATTAGGAAATTATAGAAATAGAGATACAAAAAAGGCATCATTGTTTTTTGACAATAATGATGTTGGAAATTTTTATACAGGGGCAACAGATGCAGACATTGTATTAGATAATGGATATGACAACGAAGAAAATCCTTCTTTGTTTTCTAAAGTTAAAGATCAATACAATATGCTGTATTCGTTAGAAGATTGCATAAAACCATTTCGTCCAAGATCTGGAATTAATAAAGCATTTTATATTGCTGGAAGGTATTTACATAATTTTAATACTAATCTAATTAATAATCAAGATTCATCTTTAGCAAATATTTCTACTAGTAGTTTTTTTACACAAAGACCAAGATATTATATGGCATCACGATATGATGAGTTTAAATATTGGACATCTTTTAGAACTGAAAAAGACAATGAAACAGATGCAGTAACAAAAGAACGGGGTATAGCAAAACAATCTGGAACAAATCAATATCCAATTGAAGATGCTGCACCATTTGTAGTATATAAAGAAACCGTACCAACAAATAGACTTGTTGTTAAAATGCAAACACATGTTGGAACAAAAAACTTAGGTCCATTTAATACAAATACAGTACCAATTGTTGATCCACTATATGGAAATTCAAATAAAAGGGTTCCACTTGTTTGGAAGATTGAGTATTTAGTTAATAACAATTGGACAACCGCAAAAACTTTTGATGCAAACTCAGTTAGAGAAGATGGTTCTGCAATTATTAAAGAAGATGGATATGTTGAGTTATCATATGGATTAATAGTTCCAAACAATTATAAAAATATATTTGTTCATGTTTCAAAAATATCTTCAACTACATTGCTTCCAGTTAAGTCAATTAATGGATATGCATATCTTGTTGCCTCTACACCAACAGATAGGGGAACCTATCATATATGGAACAATACAACAAAACTCTATGAAACCTTTATTCCAGAGTATGGCTGGAAACTAACAAATGAAAATTTAACAGATGAGACAAATTTTGTTACCGATTTTACTTCACCAGAATATTTTTTAAAAAACAATCAAAAGGTTTATCGTGAGTTTCAATATATTCAAGGTATAAGAGTTGTAGCAGAATTTATGAATAAATTTGAATCTACTTTTGATTTAATCGAAATGTCTCCAAGACTTGTTGCAAATATCTCAGATAGAACAATTAACTACAATGTTACAAAGCAACTTTCAGATCTTGGTAGTAGCGCTTTACCAGTTGGGCAACTTTTAGCCTCTACTGGAAATATTTCTATTTTTGACGATGACCAAGCATTTAATGAAAACAATACCAATAGTATTATTTGTAAATATGTTACAAAAAATGTTAAATTTAATTTTTATGAAACATTTTTAAATGTTGATGGTAATAGGTATAGCGTACCAATTAAAACTTTATACTCTGAAGGAATGCCACAAGCAGATGTTACTGGTGGCACTATATCTCTTCAATTAAGAGATTTTTATTTCTACCTTGAATCAATTGAAGCCCCTAAACTTTTCTTAACAAATATATCAGTTAGTTATGCAATCTCTATATTGTTAGACTCAATTGGTTTTAGTAATTATATGTATAAAAGAATAGAGGGAGAAACAGATCCAATAATTCCATATTTTTTTGTAGGTCCAGATCAAAATGTTGCAGAAGTTTTAGCACAGTTGGCAACATCAACACAAACAGCAATGTTCTTTGATGAGTATAACAACTTTATTGCAATGAGTAAAAATTATTTAATGCCAACTGCAACACAAAGACAAATAAATAAAACTTTTATTGGATCAAAAGTAACTGCACCAGTTTTAGATAGTTTAGTTGATTTTGAAGATGCCGAAACATATTCAACAATCCCAACAGAAACTTTAGATGCTGGAACTTATAATACAACAGAATTTGAAACAGACCTTACTGGAGGAAGTCCTTCTTTATCTGAGACTTTAGGAAGTATAGTTCAAAATAAAGTAATAAGTGGCAAAAAACTTGCAAACATTATTTCAATTGCGTCAGAAGATAAAAAAATATATAATGATGGCAAAATTAATTACACATCAAGGTATATTGCTAAAACATATTCTGCAATTGGAGAACAAACAGTTTCAAGTGCAGAAAATAAATTTTGGGTTTATAAACCATCTTTATTGTGGGAACTTTCTAATTATGAAGAATTAAAAGATTCAAGATCAAGTGGATATACTTTGTCTGCAATTGCATTAAATTCAACACTTACCAATTCAGCACCAACAGTTGTTAATAATTTACTTACGAATAACATTGTTGATTTTGGAGAAGCAATTTATTTAATATCAAGAAATCAAGGATATTTTTATGCAAATGGAGAAATTATTAAATATGATGCAGTTCAATATTCTGTTGAAGGATTTGGAAATGTTTGGATAAGTAGTGATTCTGAATATAAAAATTATTTAAATAGATTAAGATATGGTGGAAAAATTTTTCCAACTGGAAAAATTAGAATCTACTCAGAGCCATATTATGAAACAGTTAATGGCGTCATTAGAATGGTAAATGGACCTGTTGCAAAACATGGAAGGGGTCAATTTGGTACTAGTATTGTTAGACATACAGCATCTCTAGATAGTTATTGGATTAGTTCTGATAATCGTAAAGGATGTTTAATGGAGTCAAAATATTTATTTGGAGATACTACTTTTGGAGGAACATTAGCAGTTGGAAGTGCTGGAATCTCTAATACTGTTGCGAATGCTAGTTCTATAAATGGAGTAATTAAAAAGTTTTTGTCAGAGTCTACACAAACAGAAAATGAAATTACAGGAATTTATAATATTGATCCAAATAAAAACAAAGGACTAGTTCAATCTTCTGCTCTTGTTTTTAAAGGAAAGAACTTTGCCAGCACAGATCCAAAACCAGTTGATCACATTTCATATGTTCATAAAACCTTAGATCAAGCAGTTTTTAAACATTTTGGAACAAGAATGAGGATTATTGGTGATACTGGCGGAAGAGAAATAACAGAAGATGGTAACGTTATATATACATCAACTCCTTTAGATGGATTTTCATATTATCAAAATAATGCAACTTCACCAGAAGCAAAGATTAACATTGATGGAAATTCTGGAGGAATTGCAGTTCTTTTAAATCCAGAAACAAATAATGGATATTATTTTGAGGTTATTGCATTGGCAAATGGAACATCAGATCAATCAAATATTATTTTTTATAAAGTTCAACAAGGTGTTGGAGAAACAAAAGCAACTCCAGTATTGTTGTTTAACGCTTTTAATGAACAGATACAGTATGACGATGGAGATATGTCTGGTATTTCAGCAAAATATATTGAAAAATATACAACTGTTTACGATTTAGCAGTAGAATATCAAGACCTAGCAAATGGAAGTATACGAAGATTTTATCTATATATAAACAATGTTTTGGTTGGTCAGGTTGATGATACATCACCATTGCCAAAATATCAGTCAACTGCTATGTTTGTTCGTGGATCTTCAAAATGTATGTTTGAAAATTTTTATGCTTTAACAGATAACTATTCACAAAATGCTGGATTTCAAACTGATAGTCAAGTTGCAAGAGTGTTTTCTTCATCTCCAATTACCGCAAACGATGCTTTCAAAAAATATGCATTAAGTGGAGTTCTACAAGAATCATATCTGAAAGGCATAAGCACTGGCACAACTCCAGGTCACAGTATTTTTTATGATGAATTTGGAACAATTATGAGGGAGTGTGCATACATCAATGCCAAATTTGATAATGCATATCCAGCATTATATGCAAAATTAGTTATGGCACCAGATAAACTAAAGGAGTTTACTGTTTCTGGATTTCAAGCAAATGCATATGGAGCAGAGTTTTTGGTATTTAACGCAACAGATACTTTGTTATCTATTGATGATGAACTTTCTAATTCTTTAAGAATTCAAGGAATTGCTTTTACAAGTGACAGTAGTTCTGAATTAACAGTAGATGATTACTTTAAAAAACGATCAAGTTTTTCAGATCCAGAACTTAAGGGTGACGTAATTATATATTCTCCAAATATAGAAAAACAAAAATACGATACACTTAAATTAAGTAGAATAAAATTTGGCAGAAATGATTTTAATATAGATGCAAACTATATACAAACAACAGAAGATGCAGAGCATTTAATTGGATGGCTATTGGAAAAACTATTGGTTCCAAGAAAAGCAATTGGATTAAAAATATTTGCAGATCCAACAATTCAACTTGGAGATATTGTTTCAATTGATTATAAAAATAATGATAATTTAGACCTTGTAACATCAGCAACTTCAAGATTTGTTGTTTATAATATAGAGTATTCAAGAAGTTTGAGTGGACCAGACATGACTGTATATTTGAGTGAGGTGTGACGTGCCATTAATTTCAGATGGAGAATATCAATATGAGTATAATGATTTTTTAAATGCAGTTGGTGCATTAGATACATCAAAAAATAGTGGGTATTCTTATGATAATGATCCACTACCACCGCAGCCACTACCTATCAAACAACCACAACAACCTTTAACTCAAGATCAAAATGATTCTATCGATGCAACTAAATATCTTAGTGCAACTCCACCTGTTCCTAATGCCTCATTAGTTGTCTCAACCACATCAAATGCAGTAAAAATTGCAGGACCTCAATATGTAGAGTTTAGAGAGGACAGTGGTGAGGACCAAGATTTTTTAAAAATTTTATTTTTTGAAAATATTAATGGTGTTGCATTACTTTCTTTAGTAAATAGTGCATCATTAGAAACAGCAAATATTCAATATCAACCAATTTTAAATATGGCAGAAACTAAGAATGCTTTAGATCCAAAGACGCTATTGGCCTTACAAGATACGTTAGATAAATACTTTTTACAATTTCCAATTAAATTACCACGAACAATTCCTACCGTAGGAAATGGCCCAAATGGAGAGCACGTATACCTTGATCTTATTACTGGAAATTTAACTATAGATACTATAAATTTAGGATTAATGGAAAACATTGAAATTCAAACACTTCAAAATGGTACAATATATAATACAAATCTGGGAAATGAGGAATCATGATAACTAATAAAGGTAAAGAGATTATAGCCAAGTACTTACTTGGAACAACTCCTGCCTATGCCTCATATATGGCTTTTGGATGTGGAGCAAAGCCATTGGCCAGCGGAGATTCTTATGGAAATTATAATGAATATGGCGAATTAGAATTTGAAATGTTTAGAGTTCCTATTTCTTCAAGAGGGTATGTAAAAGAAGATATTGGAAATAATGAATTTATTAGTAAGATAGTTTTTACATCAGAACTACCAACACAAGAAAGATATGAAATTACAGAAATTGGAATATTTCCTGCTGGAGGAAATCCATCTGCTTCTGGATTTGATAGTCGAACCTTGATAGCCTTTACAGAAGAAGAGCAATGGCAATATTTAGACACAACATCAAAGACTGTTCCAACAATTATTGAACCGCTTGATCATCCATTAGACGATAATATTATTAATACAAGTACAGCAGACTTTAATATAAATAATGTTGACAGCCTACTTCCTAGTGTTTTTCAAGCAAATGCAGATAATAATATTTTCTTTAAAACAAATAGAAATACTAAAAATGAAAGATGTAGATACTTAAACAATATGCTTTTTACTTTAGGTAATTATAGTTCAATTAAAGATATTGTCAGTGCTGATT